CAACAGAGACTACAAAGTCGAAGCCAACTCCAAGAAAGAAGCTATTCAACTAGTCAGAGATGGCATGGTTGATCATTTCTGTGAGGACTTTGTCAAACTTACAATTGATCGCTACTCTGTTAAGACTGAAAAAGAAGCGATGGAAAACTAATGACTACTAATTGTTATTTACTCATCGGTCTTCCAGCTAGTGGCAAGACAACAGCAAGCAAGGAATTGGCTGTAGCTAAAAAAGCTGTGGTTATTTCAACTGACAAGATTAGAAAGCAACTCTATGGATTAGAAGCAGTCCAAGGAGAATGGAAAGAAATCGAAGCAGTTCTACATGAGCAGATCTTAAAGAATGTATCTAAAGGTCAAAGCGTTATTGTTGACGCAACTCATTGCATAAGGGCACATAGAAAGGTACTGCTAGATCTTGATGAGCGTATTAGTTGGACAGGTTATTACTTTCAAACTAACGTGGACACTTGTTACAGAAGAAACCAACGCAGGTCAAGATCAGTACCTAGGCATATCATTTATTCCATGAACACAAGTCTACGTTTAGAACCACCAAGTAAAGACGAAGGATTCAAACAACTACTCACCGTTATGGAGGAAAACTAATGCCTAAATACAAAGTGACAGCTACTTCAATGACGACTTTATTCGTAGAGATTGAAGCAAAAAACAAGGAAGAAGCTTGGAAAAAAGGTTGTGAAATGGATGGTGGTTACTTCGAGGAGTCTGGTTCTGACTGGGAAATGTCTGACGTTTACCTGATCGAAGGCGAAGAACCAAAAGAAGAAGACGAGACTGATGACGAACCATCAGATCAAGAAATGATGGCTGCCTTTGGCACGAAATGGCATGATGCTCTTTAAGAGGAAACCTAATGACTAAAGAAAAGAAAGTAATCCCCTTCCCTGATCTAAGTCGATCCATAAAAGATGGCATCGTCGAAGATCTTGAATTTCTATTCGAAGCTTCTGAAAAAGTTCGAGCAGAGAATAGAAAGGATGCGCTCCAAAAACTTCTAGAGTCTCAACCAGAATTACAAGAAAAAGTTCTAAATTCCGATTGGTATCAAGAGGTAGAAAAAATAATGAGCGCAGTTAACATGCTGGAATTCAAGCAAGGATTTATTCTTCGGGCTTTGGAATTTGAAACTAATTTCAACGAAGATACTGCAAGACACAACCAATGAAACTTGACCCTAATTCACAGATAGCTCTGCAAAAACTTGTAGGTGCTTCCGTTACTAGACCTGATCATGCAAAATTTATTATCAAAAGCTTCTGTGTAGAAGTTCGTGATCCTGCTGAAATCTTTGTTGAGATTGAAGATGCTACTCGAACAGAAGGTCCAACCACTCTTCCGTGGTCAGGACTAAAGGATTGGACGTTAAAACTACCAGAGGAAAACTAATGACTTTCAACCCTGAAGAGTACAAATCTTGCAAGACTGAAAAGGAAGCACTGGAAATGATTATTGGGAAAGAATGGTTTGATTGGCAGCAGGACGAAGCCCTTGACTGGTTTAAAGAAAACCGTGGATGGTTTAAAGATGGACCAGAGGACTAAAAAAGAGCCCTGAACAGTAGCAGTCCAAGGCTCTTTAAGTGATGTAAAACTAATGACGTTTAACCATCAGCAACTGAGCTGAGAGCAGGCGATTCCTGCGTTGCATCCTTTTACGGATGAAAACTAGATTGTTCATTACTTTTACCTACTAACTAGAACTCTGACTGTCTTAGTTGTTTGCTTGTAGGGGATACCCCTGTAGCAAAGATTGGTGGTTCTCTCTGGAACCCTGACCGTTCGTTTAGTCATGTTCGTCCTCTTGATAAGCAACACCCCCGTCGTCTGGTGTTGGTTTCATGCGACCGAAGTCCGACGATTCACACTTTTATTGTATCTAATATTACTTATCTGAGCATACGGGTTGTAATACTTCCTAACACTCGTTGATATTTAGCGTTCATATTGCATACTTAAGTACACATAACACTAGATCTATGGAATCAACCACATCTATGCTTCCTCAGAGTGTCCTCCTGCAGAGAAACCAATTAGTAGACATTAAGTTTCCAAGCAATCGTTATCACAAAAACGGTGTTTACAAAATTATCAAGACTGAAAGTAAGAGTGGAAAGTACTGGGTTCAAAGACTCAGTAACCCACAAGAAATAACAATCGCCCAAAGATCCTACATTAAAGACCTTGCCTCTGGTGCCGCGATTGCATCCTAATGAAAGGAACTAAAAGTCTTTATGTAGCGGACTGGGAAATTATGTACAAACAACCCAATGAACACCATGAATTTTTCTATGCCGAAAATTGTACAGAGAATCAAGCGTGGTACAAATTTGAGAAAAAGATTCCGAGGGAGGTACGTGGACGTAGACTCCACATTGTTGAGTACAGAGACAATCCCGATAAATACGAAAATTGGGAAAAAGAGTCCGAGTGGAAGCACCCTTTTAAATGCTATCCAGATAAGGCGGCGTAGAAGAATGTCCTACACCTACGAGATGCGTATCCAAGTTCAAACGGATACACCACAAGACAATCTTCACGGTCGTCAAAACCTATCACCACTCGCTTTCTTATTTAGAGAATTCCAATCACAAATTGAATATCATGCTAAGCAACGAGGGTTCCGTCCAATTGAAGTGACTTGGCATGCAGTTAAAACACCACAACTACCAAAGGAGAATGATTAATGCGTCACGAGACTCGTATTTATAAAGACAAAGAGGTCGGACAGACTCAACTTCTTAAATTAAAAACCTACGACTACATTATTGATCAAATGACAACTGAAGAAATAAGGGATCGTCTTGCTAATGAACTCAGTAGACAAGATGCCAAGAAGAACCAATACCATTTCCGATCTAAAGCCTTGAATACTTACAAAGTTCCTCTAAAGGTTTACGAGAAACACGTCAAAGAAGTTAAAGCCTATTTTGCCGCATAGACATGTCGATTCCTGCTCCCAACAACAAAGAAGATGGTTACGTCAATAAGGCTGTAACAGATGAACTTTATTGCGATTGCTCCGGTCCTTTACCTAACTTTACAGTATCAGTAGAGGATGCAATATTCCTACGATCTAGGATTGATGCCATCATTGAGGAATGGATCTTCTCTAAGAACGGAGATTTTATCCCAGATCGACGTGTGCTAAATAAAGCAGATTGGGAAATTCTAAAGGCTATGAGGGAGGCTAAGGAGAACTAAGTCTGAGATTCTACTACAAAAAAGTAGCTAAGTAATCACACTTAGCACTAATCCTTGGTAGTCTATTTATCCACGAAAAGATAGAGAATGCTACGAAAGAGAGCCTTGCTAGTTAACTATCTAACTAACGAACCAGTTGATCCAAACTATCAGCCATTGATATCTGCATGGGAACTTAGTGAAGGCAATAAGAATCTAGAAAAAGCTCATTGTAGATGGAGGTTGCGTTGGTTGAACAAAGTTACTAATCTTACTGGAGCAGTCGAGATGAGAGAGAGATCAGACAATGCTCAGCTTCAATTCAGCCCTACTGTCTGTAGCGTCTGACTTCGTAGGACAGTTCGCTCCATATCAATCAGTCGAGATCACACCAGCTCCTGAAGGAGGCGTTTTTCTGGCCTCTACAGATAAGGGTAATATTGCCTGCCTCGCTTATGATCCCTCTGGAACAGCAGATGAATCTACTTGTATTATTCCAAGCAAGGATTTAATTAAAGCCACTAAAGGTATTAAAACCGGGGATAGGAATATTCAAATCAATAATGATCAGGCAGTGGTCACAACGTATAAAAAGACCACAGCGAATCAAGTCATAGAAGTACCTGTAATGAGATCTCAAGTAGCTTTTGCTCCTCTTTCAAAAGCAATTAAAAGTTGCTTGGATAGATGGAGCAACACTCCTGCCACTTCTGCAACAGCAGGAAGATATGGTCTCAACTATATAAATAAAGCAATTAAATCTTTAAGTAGTTTTGATTCCTCAATTTCTTTATCAGCATTTGATGGAGGTCCACTCAGGATTCAAGGAGCCGATAACAATTTAATTATTCTTGTTATGCCTCAGACTGCTGAACCTGTTCCGAAAGTCCCGTATTGGCTTGAGAAATACGCACAAAAATAATTCTTTAGTGATTGCTCAGGTATGCACTACACCATAGATGGTGTTAAAAATACTTGCGTGTATGCCACAGCACGCTAGTGTCTGGTAACCCAACACAAAACTTAAATTTGTGTCTAATGCAATTCTTGTTGCAGCTCTAGCGTCTCAGCCCAGTCAAATTGTTATTGACGGCAAAGAATTTCTTGTCGTCAACGCAAAAACTGTGGGGAACGAAGGTTTCGAAGTCGTACTTAGAGCACCTGCAACCCAAGAGGGACCAGCCAATCACCTCAAAAATAAAAAGGCTGACGACCTAATCATCTTGAGTGGAGAACTAACTCTCTTCTCTAAAGGAGATTCAGGTTGGAAAGAAAATCACGAACTTGACGGAAAACCAATTATCAGGGTTTCAGCCTGTTGTGATGCAACGGACCAGCAATTCTTTAATGAAGTAACTCTCGTCGGCAGATTTGTCGGTGAAACAAAAGAAGCAGAAAAGAGTTGCAGCCGTAGCGTTGTTGTTAATCGCTACAAGCAGAAGGAACAGATCTCTGATTTCTTTAGGATTCGAGGTTACAAGTCTGCTACTCCAGGTCGAAGTTCATGGGGCGAGCGTATAGCTAAAGCACCTAAAGGAACACTGGTAGAGATTAACGGAATGATGACCACTGAAAAGAGTAAGGACGGTAGCACTTACCCAGTGATCAAGGTTCGCAGGATGCGTACACATAAGACCGGATCTGGTGGTTCTAAAGCAGATCCAGCAAAAGAAAAAGCCGCATCAGGTTACGAGCATTCCCAGTTCGTAGCAGATGACGACGACCAAATGCCCACTTCTGATTGGTAAAACACATGTCATTTTTTCCACCTGATTACAAACCAGCCGCTGGTGCCAACACCAAAGCTGATGATAAGCCAACTGCTAATACCAACTACATTGACCAATCAAGAATTGGTGATGGAGAAAAAGCGGTGATGATTATCTGTGGTCAATACCCAGATCATGTCATCAGCGGTAAGAGTTATTGGACTCAAGCTAAAGATGGTGAGCGTGCAGTTCAAAAGAAATTTCCCTTCCATAAGGGAGTTCCTTCTAACTACAAGGATGAGATCCAACTTAGTTTTGATGCTAATAAAAGGAATGTTGTCTATGGACAGCACACCGAAAAAGATCTTGCCTACCCAAGAAGCTTCGTTTCATTCGTTGCTTACTTCAATAAAGCAAACAATACGAACAAGTTGAATGTTTTAGAAAAGTACCCAGACCTGCTGGAGCAAAGTTCATTTAAGATCGTTACTTTCGACAGGAATGATCTTCGTGAATCTTTAGAAGATACTCTTTCTATGGAGAGTTACTTTGCTCATCCCACAGGTATTCACAACTTTAAAGTCACACTAAAAAGAAAAGGTACTGGAACTGACACTTCTTATACTTTGACTCCTGAGTTATTACAAAAAACACCTGCTGCCGTTAGTAAAGCATGGGCTGAATCTAAAGATACAATCTGGCTGCCTGCTTTGTATGAGCAAGGAGATCCATTCAAAGGGAAGCCAGCAGAACCAAAAGAACCAGCTTGTGGCTTGCCTCCCACTAAACGGGATGACTATGGAGCTGATCAAGATATTGCGAGTGCCTCAACTAGCAAAGACGAAATCGGAGATGACTGGAGCTGAGCTATGAACATTTTATACACCTACGCATATTATGAATACGATGTTCATTTTCGGCACACAATAAATTTTTTTAATGTGTTATCTTCGGTTACCACGGATGTAAGTTCTGTCTCACAAGGTCACTAAATTGGAAGAAGAACCTAACATCTCATCCGAGGCGACTATTCACATCTCAGATTGCCTTTATGCCCTTCAGAAGACACCGTTCGTCCGAATGGCTCAAGGGCTGATTTGCAAGATAGTTCCGCTTCCCTATAAATACGCCGATAACAGTATTGCTGTTACCGTCTGGAAGCAAGTGCTAGATAAACTGATATCAAAAGACAAGATTATTTCTTATACATTTATCCACGATATTACACCAGAACAAATTCTTGTCGAGTTCCCACCATCCAGTTCTAGCAGCACTTCAAACGGCTAAAACTAGTAAAGAAGTCAAAAGACTTTTAGATGCTTATGGACACCAAATATGTAATGCTGCATGGAAAGAACTGTCCGAAATTGAAAAAGCATCTTTACTTTTAGCCAAAGAATTTAACGGAGAAATTATTCATGACTACAAAGAAGGATGATGATTCAATGAATCAATATGCCATCCAGCTGGAACAGCTTAAGGCACACAAAGAAACCAATCTCTTATTAAAAGAGCTGGTAAACACACTGAATGGCTTTACCAATAGTGGGGCCAATCTTCAAACAGTTGTACCTACAAACGCATTTCTTGCGTACTTAAGTGTTGTTGGTCCAGCACTCGCTCGGCACCTGGACGACACAATTGGTGTAGAGGAAATTAAAAAAGGCGGAGTTCATCTGGGCAAAAGCCTGATTGATGAGTTCTCCGCATTCAGTTCCTGTCAGACACCAGAGGATCAGATCTACAAATCTTTAGAGTTTTTAAGCAAAGGCAAGGACAACTAATTAGGCTGGGCTTCCATTTACAGGGTTGCATGACCTGAGAGCATACCTGCCTTATTAGAACATTTCCTTAGATCCTTGATTATTCGGACCGATAATTAAGTTCAGTACATGAGGAGACATGTATTGTGATCTATTGGAGAAAGAGAAGTTGTCGTTCTAATCTGTGTTCTGTTCGCGGATAGCAAGTGGTTCCAGGGTTGAGATTCCCCATTAGGGGCTTGCTATAAGGATGCATTAAATGGTGTAAGTCCCAACTATTCTTGTCTACTAATCGTTATATTTTGTAAGAAAGCGTTACATTATATGTAACAATATCTTGCAATATGCCAGCTACACGCTTCGAAGTAAACGGCGAACGGCATTATCGAACAGACGATCCGACAAAAGCTTATCCTTCAGTTACTACTATTCTTAGTAAATGCGCCACAGAAAGTAGCAAGAAAGCATTAAAGAATTGGATACTTAAGAACCCTGGGGGTAGCGCAGCCGCAGCCAAAAGAGGCTCAGCGGTACATGCAGCCTGCGAGGACTATATTCGAGGGAAAGAAATAACAATAGAATCAGAATACCAACCATTTTGGAATGGAATTAGCCAACATTTAGATAAATTTGATTCTTTTATTTGGAGTGAAATGCCACTACGTCCTGAGTGGAGTTACTGCACAGGAGAAGATGGAATCAGTCGCGTCTGGTCTCATAAGTATGGTTATTGCGGATGCCCAGACTTAGTAGGAATACGCAACGGAACTTATATTATTGCTGACTTTAAAACCAGTAACCAGCCTTATTCTCGGTATTATCCCAAAGCAAAGGCTGATCGTTCTAGGTTTACTGGATGGAATAAATTCAACAAATGTGCAATGCAATTAGCAGCATATGCACAAGCTCTTGATGAAACTCTAGGTATCCATATTGATTGCGCTCAAATTATTGTTTCCACTCCAGAAATCAATCAAAGTTTTATTCTTACAAGTGAAGAATTAGATCGACATCGAACTAAGTGGTTGCAAAAGATTAGACGCTATCAAGAGATAAAAGAGGAAGAAGAGAAAGCCAAACATATTCTGAAAGAGCTAAAGCAAGAGTTAGAAGATTCCAGGGATGATTTGCCCAGTAGTGATGTAAGCACCAAGAAGGCCGATAAAACCCATCATTGCCCAGCGACCGTTAGCTAGTTCTGCTTCTTTGATATAACCCTTATATTCCTCTACTAATCGTGGTTGAGTCTCTTTACCAAAGATGTTTTGTTTGCCATATTCAGTTGTAATAGAGGAATCTGTCATTAGAAAACTCCAGGGATAAGTTGACCAGTAGAGGCATAAGCACCAAACGCTGCAACGATTCCGAGCATTGCCGCCCAGCCATTGAACTTCTCTGCTTCAGGTGTCATCGAACTCTTAATTTAATAATTCCTTTCTATTTTAATAGGTATTTATACTGAATGTTAAAGCTTGCGATGTGATAGCCGTACTGTTTAATAGAATTAAATTGAAATCCAAGCAGTATTAATGGACAAGCCAAAGCTTTTATATACAACTGACAAAGGAGGGACTGTACATACTTATCAACTTACTGGTGGCAAGAGTGACTTCAATCGTTACTTGAGTTGTTACCTAGGTAGTTGTCAATTTAATAACGATTTAGATGAAGCAGCCAAACACTTAAGCACAGTCGAACCTCACTCGTAAATGGATTCTACATTTTCTGGAATTTGACCAGTTAGATGGAAGCAATGCCATGTAACAACTTTACTGTGAATTGTTTCTAGTTCAGTGCTAAAAGGTGTTTCACTCATTCTGCTAAAGACCATATAAATAGGGCATCTTCCGTGGGCTTTACCAAAACCTATGAGAATGTCTAACGTTAATTCAATTTCTCCCGTAAGAACATCTTGTATTTGTTCCAGGTGTTTTTTACTAATACTTTTCGCATAATCCTGTTTTAGGAATAACTTCCAAGTCTCTCTTGTATTTAACGCCTCATACTTTCTTATCTTTTGGAAATGAATAGCTAATTGTTTTCCAAATTTTGCTATATCAGCTTTTGAAGGTTTAGGAGGTTCTGCATTCTTCTCCACTACTACCTTCGACTCAGACGAGTCATCTCCTTGTAACTTCTTCTGACTAACAGATAAGGCTGATAAGATGCGAGGTAAATCTTTTGACTCGCTGGTACTTCTAATCCAACTCTCCACATCTTTAATAGTAAGAGTATCTTTATATTCACCAGTATCGTAAAAATTATAAAGAGCTTCAGTTGTAATACCTAATTTACTAGCAAGGTTTCTCGTGATTCTTGACCTTACATCAAAAGGATTAACTTCACCCCTTAAATATTTAGTAACAGTACCAATCGATACTCCAATTTCATCTCCAAGTTTTCTTTGAGAGATGTCATGCATAACCATTGCTTGGTTCAGAGATTCAATAAACCTTCTAATCTCTGTGGCGTTGTCGCCCTCACCAATAGGTTTGTTAGGTTTTTTAGATTGCATGGTTGAGAAAAAGTGGAGTTAATTGGGGAATTGTTCTCCTCAGGTCGAAGTTCACTCTATGGAAGTGACAGTTGGAGTATGCAATAGGCAGACCTTCATCTATAAGCGTATAGCACCTGTACATTTCTGTACGATCGCCAATACAAACTGTTCATAAAGGTGTTTAGGTTCAATAATACGAAAAAGGCAGTCATGGCGCTACATCCAAAGATGCAAAATTAATGACAATTGAACGTTTAGTAAGAAAAATTTATATTTAAATGACTTTTTCCACAGGAGAATGACTAATTTTAGGGGTTTTGAGTGCGTTTTTTTACTTAATCAGTAACACTTCGTTACCTATAACAGACGAGAAAATGTAACTTAGTAATCAAATATGCATACCGAATACCATAGAAGTTATTAAAACTAGTTGTTCTTTGCGTTAACCAAGGCACACTAAGTATTCGTATAGAGTTATCAGTCGTGAGCGAATTAAGCTTCAGTATTCACCCTTCAATAAAGAACAAACCACCCCACTGGGAAAGTAAATTTGCTTTTAACTGGCAGAAACATACCGGCACATTAGAAGACCTACGTAAACAAGTGATGCAAGGGTCTGCTTTTGTAGCAGCCGAGATGAAGGGAGATCATCGAAACAGTGCTGCTTTTAATGGAAGTTCTCTTGCTGTTGTTGATGTAGATGATGGCTTAACTATTGAGGGCTTTTTATCGAAACCATTAGCAGACAAAGCAGCATGGGTCTATACAACCACCAGTCATGACCCTGCTATTAATAAGGAAAGATTTCGCGTTGTATTTCAACTTCCAGAATTTATAAAAGATCCTGACCTATATAAGGAGATCGTTACTCTGCTTGTTGCTCAAACTGGAGGAGATAAACAATGTACTGATTGCTGCCGTACTTTCTATGGAAACGATAAAGCAAGCGAACCTCTGTTCAACGAAGATGCTGTTTTAGATCACACTATTATTGAGGACGCGAAAAAAGCATTAGTTATTAGACGTAATACATATGACCGCCGCAAAGAAGATATTGATGATCATTCCATCCAACTTGCTATTTACTGTTTAGAAAATGTCATTGCACCAACAGAAGATGGTGACCGTGAAAAGTTCCTGCGAATAACAACTGCTGCTCGAGCTGGAGGTGATGAAGTATTTCCTTATTGGTCTGACTGGGCAAGTCGAGGGCATCACGGCAAGAAGAGAGGACAGACTAGTGAAAAGTTTTTCCGTGGATTCAGAGGTGATCACTTAGGAGCAATCTTCACTGCTGCTACAGAAAGTGATTCCGAATGGAGGAAGAATTTGCCGCCCGAACTAAAAAGTGATGGCGGTAATTTTCTTACAGGTATCTACGGCAAATCTTTTGCAGGCTACGAACACTCTGCTTTCTTGGGACTAGATGAGGATGAAGATTTCATTCCTGCTGATACTGTTACTCAAGGACTATTTAGCGAACAACCTTCTTGGTCACAAACAGCAGTTATAGAAACTGAGGAACCAGATAACCAAGTCGATGCTTTTTACGATGGTCAAGAAGAAGATCCAGATTCTTTTGATCCTCCAGACGCAGGTCGAGGTCGTCGTGGAGAGAACCAAGTTGATCGCATAAGAGAAGTTATTAATAGAAACTTCAACGGCTTAAGACTAAATGTCATGAACCAGCAGTTGGAGTTTGGACCTAAAGGAAGTCCACGTCCAATCCATGACCCGACGTTGATGTACCTCAATGTCAGCAGGACAGAAGGAACAGTCTTTCCTAAAACATTAGTCTTTGATATTGCTACCGAAGTTGCTTACGAAAATAGATACCACCCAGTTAAGAAGTATCTAACTGCTTGTGCTTCTTCCACTGATCCTTGTCCTTACTTTGATCGTCTAGCAACTGAACTGCTTGGAGTTTCTCCAGATCCAGTTCAAAATCCAATCATGCCCTGCGGTACTCGGTTAGCAGATCTCATTCTTAAACGATTCCTGATTGGTGCTGTTAATCGGGTGATGTCGGAAGGCTGTCGTCATGACTGGATGCCCATTCTTATTGGTAGTCAGAATTGTGGTAAGTCAACATTCTTCCAATACCTCACTCCACCCAACCCACTCGACGGAACTTATCCTTGGGTTACAACAATGCAGCAGTCGATTGAGTACCTGAGTTCCAGACCTCATGCTCTTCATGCTGGCTTTATTGTTGTAATGGATGAATTTGAAAGATACACAAAACGCAAATTCTCTGAGGAATTAAAGAACTTGATATCAGTTAGCGTTGATAGATCTGCTCGTAAATATGAAAACGAGAAGTCTTATCCCAGAGCGTTTGTTCTAGCTGGTGCTACTAACAGTCCTGATTTCCTTTCCGACCCAACAGGTAATAGAAGATTCCTTCCTATTCAAGTACTTGGTAAGGTTGCTTCTAAAGAAGACCCTAATATCAAGATCATTGATTTAGATCGTCTCAAAAAAGATCGTGATTCTATTTGGCATGCTGCTTACAAGCATTACTTAGATAACCCAGTCAATGTATTTAGCAGCCACGAATTAAGTCACATTTCTGAGTACACCGATTCATTTACTAAGGACAGTCCTATCGAACTTGCTGTAGCTAATGTTCTAATTAAGGAAACCAGCGGTTGGCATCAGGGATTACCTTACGTAACTCTTGCTGATATGTTTAGACATTTAGATGTTCCTGTTACTCAGCACGGACAAATGACTCGGGAAATCACTGATTGCATGAAAAGAATGAACTGCAAACCTAAAAGAATTAAGGAGAATGGTGCTCCAAAACGTATTTGGATTAAGTCTTAACTGTCTATTATCGTTGAGTCCTAATACTGTTTGCTTTAAGACTGCTGTAATGGCGGTCTTTTTTATTGTCTAGGTACCAGGCTTTTTGTTTCAGGTACCACTATCGCCTCCTGAAAATAGTTGTCAATAAATGAGTCTCATTTAAGGTACCGAGGTTCCAGACTTCTCTTAACCTTTATTCAGAAAATAGACACCCTGCTTTCTCTTTTTACCCTTTACAGATCAACTATGATTAAGGAACAAATCGAATAGAAGGAATAAGAAAAGGAGGGGGAATTTCTCAGAAAGGTTAAGAAAAGCGTGGTACCCCGGTTACCCTGGTACCTTTTCGTACAAAATGCAAGATAAAGCACGCAAAAAATGAATGGTTTGGCTTCTCATCCTATGCATCTTTACGATCGACCTCTTATCGAGGAGATAGTCTCTAAGAGTCTTAAAGAATTAACCAAGCAAAATATCGTTGACCTAGCAAGGTTGCTCAATCGGTATAACGCAACGAACGATCATCTCAAAGATATAATTATTGCTTACTTACACGAGAACAATAAAACACCTGAACAACTCCACATTAAATCAAGGGAGATCTGGCAAAGCGGCTGGAGGCCAGGCTATTTAGAAGACGCAGAAGTCGGCTCTGGTGCTGATGTTGAATTCGGCTCGTAAGGCCAACCCAACGATTTATATTCCAGTAATTTTTTCAAGAATCTATTCTCAGCCTTCAGCTCAATCAGCTCTGTCTCCAGCACGTCGATGTGCTCTTGATAGATAATAATCATGGCCCTAGTCTAAAGGCCAGTCGTGTCCTTAGATTTCCTTAATAATTAGGAGGTTTTATTGTAGTAAACCTCGACGAAAGAATTACATCCTTCGCAGGTTAATGTTGTGTGTAAGTTGAATTCTCCGTCAGGAAAATCTTCTGAACAATTGCTCTCGTTCTTCCAGATCAATTGTCCTTGGCAGTGATAACATTTCATCTTCTTTTACCAGTTTCTAATTTCCTAATACGTACCTCGTGATCTTTTAATTCCTCTTTTACAATAATGAGGTCTTTAGATACTTCACTTCTTAGTAATTGAACTTCTCTAAGTATTGCCTCCATACCTCTCTTCATGCTTCCTTGAGTGAAAGCAATGCGCCACAAAGCACCAGCAGTTGCGACGCCGATAACAGAAATTACTTCAATCATTAATTAACCTCCCGTTTACATTCTATGCAAAACTTAAAACCACCTAAAGCTCCCGCACATTGGGATCAGCGTTTTCTTGTTATCGCTTCTAATATTGCTGGTTGGAGTAAAGATCCCAGTACAAAAGTAGGAGCAGTTGCTGTTAGAGATCGAAGAATATTAGCTCAAGGTTTCAATGGATTACCTGTTGGAATTACAGATACAGATGCTCGCTTACAGGACAGGGATACCAGGCTTTCAATGACCGTCCATGCAGAGATGAATTGTGTTGCTTTTGCTGCTAAGTCTGGAGTCTGTTTAGCAGGCTCGACGATGTACATCTGGCCGCTAATGACTTGCAGTAATTGTGCCGCAGTTTTAATTCAAGCTGATATTAATAAGATCGTTGTCCCGGACTTCGTAGAACCAATGAGATGGCAGGAATCATTCGATACTGCTCGTGAAATGTTCATCGAAGCTGGTATCGCAGTACATCGAATTCCTATCCGTGGACCTCTAGAACCAGCAGAAGATAACGACTGATACTTGCTAAATCAATTAAAGTGCTTACTGTATCTATCAATATGCAAGTTAAGCAATGTAATGAAAGACCTAAAACTAGGTCATCGGGTTAAGCACAAGGTTGATCAACGCCAAGGAATGGTTATTGGCGCTCATCAAGCTACTGGTGTCAAGGACATTCTTGTTCCTATCGCGATCGAGGAATCGACTCGTAAGGAGCTTTGGCCGCTGGATCAAATTGAACTGTTACCTAAAAAGTTACAGCTGACTGCATTAGGTGGAGATTTCAATCCACCTAAAGGCTTTCCTTTTAACACCAAATAGATATGGCACAATGGGCTCTCCCTCCAGATCTTCACACAAAAATTGAAAGTGGACCGATTTGCTTCTTTCACGAGCACAGCATCGGATCAAGGGATGGTCAAATCCCTCGTTATTCAGACAGCCATGCCTGTGTCAGGTGTGTTAGTGCTTTAACAGAAGGAAGACTTTCTCTTGATGTACACAAAATAGAAAAGGTTCACAGAAGAAGATTTCTAGAATTTTGGTCTTTCGTTGAGATGCAGGGACCAGATGATTGCTGGCCCTGGCGTGGCAAGTTTCACTCTCGCTGCAATTCAAGTTACTTTCCCATTCCTCGTCATTGGAATTCTGGTCGTCAATTCTCTGCAGCACGAGTGGCAGCGTGGTTTACTTGGGGCGATATTGGACGGCTACCAATGAAAATGGTTTGCGGTGACAACAACTGCTGCAATCCACTTCACATGAAGATAAAAGGAGTCCCCCATTTTCATCATCGCAGAACATTAGACACGATTGATATTGAATTTAGTACTAGAAAATTAGAAAGCGAAACTCTTTGTTTCCTTGAGACAACAGCTGATAAAGACCCTAAAACATTCGAAAGGTTAGAGAAAACAAATAAGATTTGGATCGATTGGCGTATGGGCTCTTCTGAACCTGTGTCCTCGATGATGGTTCCTAAATTTATGACTGATAATAATAAGTAAAATAGAATTAATAGTATTTTTCAAAGATGTCGATAGCTAAGGAATTAGAGAGTTTTTACAGAAGCCAAGGCTGGTCAGGAACTCGTTGGGATTCACCAAGAGACGATGGAGATATATACGACACGGGCAGCTTAGCAAGAACTAATTATTTATCCGATAAATTTAAAGAGGCTGCTGGTGATGACGGGAGTCTTAGCTATGACGAGTACGTGTCAGCTATCTTGAATCGTAGACCTGATCAATACGCATATGGGCCTGACACAACATCTAATGCATTAGCACGTTTTGCTTCCACCTCTGGAGTGACTATTGATGACGAAGCTCTTAAACAGAATAATTTAGTTTATGAAGGAAAAGATATTATTCAAAGACTAGATGCTGGCGATGTAGGTCCAAATCGTGCCTACGCTGACTCGGTTACGCACATGGGTAGCTTTGATGAAGGCGACGATGAAGGTCATGCTTTTTGGAGATGGTCAGGAGCAGATACTTCTAAAGAAGAAGAAGATCCAGTTGATCCAGTAGATCCAGTTGACCCGGTTAAAGACTGCCCTGATGGTCAAAAAAGAGGTTTATCTGGTAAATGTATTGACGATAAAGAATATGCTGACAACCCATGGGAAGAACCAGAAAAGACTCCGAGGGCACTAAAAGATAAAAGAGAAGATTGGGATGCTAACTGGGATCCAACTCGTAAAGTAAACGATCCATCTGAATTGGGAAGTATTCCTTATTGGACACCAACAATGACTTCAATATCTGGTAGCTCATCAAAATATAATCCATCAATTACTGAAGGTAAATTTCATCGATATATTACTGGAGACGACTATGACCACTCAAAAGAGCAGATTGAAAGTGTTCTAAGAGCCTCTGGATATAAAAATAATCGTTCTTATTAGACTATAAAAAAACATTAACGACAATATGTCAGCGATATTATCTTATATTCCGGGACAAAATATTGACCCACAAGAGGAAGCAAGGCAACGTACTCAAGAATGGTTGCGTGGCGTTTATAAAAAAGAGCTGGGTCGAGAAATCGGACAAGAAGGACTTGACTACTGGACTAAAGATATTCATGAAGGTGGTCAAAACCGAAATCAAGTTCTATCAAACATTCGCCGTAGCGACGAGAAATGGCTTGGTGATACCTATAAAACAGAGCTTGGTCGAGAACTTAGAGACGAAGGTAGGGAGTACTGGATGAATGATATGAGAGAGGGAGGGCAGTCCAGAGAGGATGTCTTAGCCAATATCCGACGTAGTGATGAATATAAAGAATATCAAGGAGGAGGTAATCCAATTGAAATTGACGATCCAGATCCAATCGTTTGCGGACCTGGCATGGTCACAAACTCAGCAGGAGATGGATGCGTTGTAGACCCTGACCTACCAATTGATATTGATTGCGCTAACGGATATAAGGTCAACGCAGCTGGTGACGGTTGCGTAAAAATCAAAGAACCTAAAGAGAAAGATCCAAGATATACGCCAGATCCAAATAGGCCATATAACAAGTACTGGGATTCAATTGATGCTGCCGCTGATGCTGGTAATCGGATGACAGACGATTACTACCAGAGATTCTTACCTCAAATGAAAAAAGAAGTCATGCTTGGTATCGACGAAATAGGAGCAGCAGACCGATACCACGAATCTAGGTATGAAGGAAAGCCACCTGATTACATTGATCCAGCAGATCTGTTTAAAAAATATCGTGGCGGTGATTCTGATGATGACGATGATAATGATTCAGATGCAGTTAAGACCTTGACCCAGAGACTTGATGAGCTGGAGAAGAAGTACAGCATTAAAGTCTGAGTTCCGTTAAACTTTGTATAGTATCTTGCAAATTGTATGACATCTCATACAGTGACAAATTCTGAATTCGTAACTCAAGCTTATAGAGACTTATTAAAAAGAGAGCCTGACACTGAAGGGTTGGACTATTGGATCGCTGATATTGAAGAAAGAGGGCAGACTAGAGACAATGTAATTTCCAATATTAAGCTAAGCGAAGAATATAAAAATCTAAAAAAATAATAATCTGGATTAGCACATATTGTGTGCTAGGGCTTGCATTAATTTGTTAAGGACCGTACCTTCTTATTAATAGTACGGTTGCTTATCATGGCTTTCAATCAATTCTGTGTCCATAGGATTGGTGGAGAAGAGCAACCTCAAAAGCTTTTATATTCAGTCTTTAAAACATTAACTGATCGCACCTTCAAGCCATCAAGTACTGTTATGGCTGAGAACGATAAATCATTAGCTGAGGACGAAAGTGGTGCGAAATTTATCGAGCAATGGGCACCTGCTATTAAGAAGCAGCAGAAAATCACTCAGGAAGCATTTATTCCATTCGATCATCCTCATCTATCCCTACACTTGAGAGGTGATAAAACAACAATTCATGGGTTAAAAGAAATAAGCCAGGCTCTTTGCTTTAATTCTCAGTCTATTTACGAAACTGCTGACAGCTATCGTATGCCTGTCAAAGACTTCAACCAATCAATAGAAGACTATGTTTATTCAAGAACCGTTGGCTTCTATAGCCCAGATGACGGTACTGAATTTAAGTGGACAGAAGAAGATCGTCATGAACAATTAGCGTCGGGTTATTCATCATTAATTGACTTCAATGCCGCACGGGAGAGAGGGATTGCGAAGGAAGTAGCTCAGGAATCTTTGCCACAAAATTTAATTATTAACGCTACAGTAACTGCAAGTCTCGGTGATTGGCTTCGTCTACTAGAGCGTGCTAGCTTGATGCGTAGCAGCTACGAAATGAAGACGATCGTTGACAAGATTGGCGAAGAAATTCGCAAATGGGTTCCCGAGATTTATAGATGGTGGTATTCAGGGTTTAAAAAGAAAAGATCAAGAAGTAGTGAACCAAAAACAGTTGCAGCATGAGATCGTTTCGATGGAGATTTCTAATGAATTGTTTGAATTACATTCTTCGATCTCTTTGTTGATTGATTCTTTTTTAAAAGATTCAAGATACAGGCAATACGTACCTCTGCTTAGTCAAGCGGAATACATCGCAGACCATCTATTAGTCACAACCCAGAACATGAAACTGCATGGCAAGACCGAAGCCTACAGAACTTTTAGTCAAGTTCTTTCCAGAACTAATTGACAAGTCCTTACCCACTAAGAATAAGGAAGCATCAAAAGAATTAAACGTCAGAGTCTGCGAAGCGATTATATCTGACCTGATCAGAACGTTCGACTCTTTATTTAGCTACCTGGGGGAAGGAGCTTTAATCGTGAAGCTCGCCACCCATCACGGAAAAGAAACCATACAAAAGCAAAATTTTATTAATCGTTTTCAACTTGAAAGAGATTTAGCAGAAGCAAAGAAAGCAGGTGACACGACTGTCGAAGAATTTTTAAAAGATGTTTTAAACAAAGTCAAAAAATGTCAGTTTGACGAGGAGATTTGCATTCTTTTACTAGATAACTCAGGAGGCTCAGCGGCAATCATTCCTAGGGATCATCCGGCCAAAAGAATACAGGCAATGATGGATGAGCTCTAAGTTATGCCAGAGCCAAGAAGAGTTAATAGATGTGACCTAGCACCACCAGCTGATGTCATACAAGGAGCACGTAGCGTCCTCGGCACAATTGATTTAGATCCCTATTCAACTACAGACATCAATCGATCGGTGATAGCTTCGCGGTTTTTTGATCGAGACAATGAAACACTTGATCAAATTATTAGGAAGCAGTGGGATGTTCCAGGAGAAGGAAGAGTCTTTGTTGGAGCTCCCACGGGTGCTGCCCTAACTAGGCGGCTTATTAATAAAACTTTAACGGAATACAGGCAAGGGCGTATTAGTCATGCAGTTATCTGGATGGCTCATAACGAAGCGATTATTCGTGCGCCTTGGTTATGGGACTTTCCCATATGTATTCCTTTTCGAAGGCTTCGACCCCAATGGTGGGACGAAGAACTGGAGACCTTCCGTGGGATCTCTCCTTCGGATTGGTCGGCAATTGTTTACCTTCCTCCAGCAGATCCAGCACGTTTTCAGACGATGCTTTCGAGATTTCATAATGTCTTTTCTGCCATAGGAAGAGTCGTCTTCAACGAATACAGCGGAGAAGGCGATTGGGAAGAAACCTACAGAGCAGCTTATGGCAAAAACTATGATTATAGGGGCTGACTCTGATCAGTTCCTAGCTCCTGATGGGAGTAAATATTTAACAATTCGATCCGTTGTCTACGACTCATGGATCATTTGGCAGGATGCATTGCCATTCGATATGCACTTGCGTTCGATGTTAACTCAAGAGATCTACGACAATATTGTTGAATTAGCTACACGCATCCACAAGCTTCATCAATCTATGCCAGGATACAAGGCATTAACCGAGTCACCATTTGAATTTGTACTTTGGTTTGATCCCCTTGATTCAGATCCAAATTGGAATCAAGGAAAGATGTGTAGGTTTATGATCAACGATTTTACTGCCGAAGAAATTGAGTATTACAGCAGACTCAAGAAAGCTAATAAGTTAGACGTAAAGCCTATGACCCATCGCATGGTCGAAGCAAAAATTCCTGCCAAATAATTTCATGAACTGTTGGCACTGCAAGACCGAATTGATCTGGGGAAGCGATTCAGATCTTCCTATTCCAAGCGACGAATATGATTTCGTTACTTTTCTGTCGTGTCCAGAATGTGAGTCACATGTTGAGGTCTATCACAAGAAGCAAGACTAAGTTCCTAGATTCCCATATCTTGCATCAAATAAAGCTCTCCTTGCTCCATACTTTTCAAGATCTTCCTTAAAGACCTGATTATCTATTGCCTGCTGCGTTGTTCTTTGATTCAGGATTCTTATACCACCACTACCATCTAATGATTTTCTGCCACCAGTACTTCCACCGTAGTTTTGAGCCCGATGATTTTCCTTCCTCGCTTTAGCAAGATGTCGTCTGACTAGTGCGTTTTTTGATCTATTCAATGCCATATTCAGCTCCTAAAATTAATAGTTTCTCAGGCCATTTCTTTCTTGGGACATACTTAATCATCAAATAGAAATGGAAGTTGTGGATCAAGGTGAACATTACAATGACCAAGGTCGGAGTTAGACCTCGATGTTCACGCAGCAAGGCATCGCATAAAGCGTAACCTTCAAGCAATTGCCTTTCCATAACTGCAAGAGTCAGGAGCTTCTTCCTTTCTGCGTGTGTTTTATCACTCAATACGCTTGATCTATCTTATACTTAACCCTATCCTAAGCGTAATAGACATCCAAGGAATGGAGAAAACCCGTTTTGATCTCGTGCCTTGGGAAGCTGTTGGAGACATCGCTGACGTTCTCAGTATTGGTGCTCGAAAGTACACTGCTAATAACTGGTGCAGGGGCACCGAGTGGGGAAGATATTTCGCAGCACTATGCAGACATATCTTCGCTTGGTGGAGAGGAGAGGATCTTGATAGGGAAACAGGAAAGTCACACCTCGCCCACGCTGGATGCTGCTTGCTCTTTTTAATGGAATATCAAAGAAATAATTGGGGAACTGATGATCGTTTTACTGGTCCAGATGGTCAGGAATTTACGAAAGATGATGGACTGAAATCTGAAGGTTTTAATATAGATTTATACACCCAAATCAAGAAAGCAGATCCTATAGATTTGGGATTAGATTAATGAACAAAAGTCTTACTTGTAAATGTGATTGTGATCATTGCAAAGAGATTGAGAGACAACAGGATCGTCTTCAATCATGGCAAAGCAAACGACATGATTTCTATCGTTTCATAGAAGAAAAGGCAGCAGATGTTAAGCCTGAGCTAAGACTCTAAGGCTCTTTCTTTGGATAATTCTTTAATTTTATTCCACCAATATTCTTTTTCGGAACCATCAGTCCAAGGGGAATGATAATTTTTATATGCTTCAGTTATTCTTTCGTGAAGACTTAATTCTTTTTTCAACTATCCCTTTTCATTTTCTTAGGCAAAATATAAATAGCCCAATACAAAAGTAAAATAACTACTCCTATAGTCACGACCCAATTAGTAGAATCAGCGGCTATAGGTTCTTGCGCTTCCCATGTTCCAGGTAAGAAAAATACTGAGGGCTTTGATAGAAAAATCATAATAGTTACTGTCTAGGTTTCCTATTTCTAGGTTTCATTTGTTTTTGTAAGGCTTCCATTTGATTGACTTGAGGAATATCCATATTCATTTGTTTCGTAAAACTATCCATCTGTCCTTCGAGGTCATCTAATGCTTTTTGACGAGCTGCATTTTGCTGTTGAAGTTCAACGAAAGCAGGCGGCATAGGAGGCATGACCGGCTGAGCTGGTACCGGAGCTGGAGGTTGGGCTGCCTGTAATCGAGTAGCAAGTTCTGTTATTTCAGACTGCACTTGCTGAGCAACTAATGGCGGAACTTTATTAATAACTTCCTGTACTTCTGTTCTTGGTATTAACCCTGGTATTACCTTCTCTATGGTTTGAACTCTTCTCGCTAGTTCCTCATCCTTGCTCTCTCCCTTTAAACCGATCGTAACGAACTGACCTGTTGCTAAACCAACCACAACCGCAGCGGCACTGGCTATAAGAATTTCCATAAACTATGTCTTGCAAAATGTAATCTAATTGATATACGCCTGAACTGCCACTATTCGTCATTACCTAGAACAATCGCATCCATATCTAGTTCAAAATTGGCTGTATTCACAATTTCCTCTAAGGCATTTGTGTCTCCGTCAACGTCTACTTCATCGCCATCTTCGTCTGCAAAAGAAGTGACAGCAATCCCTTCGTTGAACTTAAACGCAAAGCCTGCATTTTTACTGGCTGCAAGAAAGGCTTGCTTCTGCCTGAATTTGTCCTCCCAGCAACCTAGTAATTCCTCGATCAATTCGTCCCTTGAATAACCCCTCGTCTCTATTGCAATCCTGTGAAGCATGAATGTCTGCTCGTCGGTCAGATCGGGTAAGTTCATGATTAATTGCTCCTGATAAACACCATAGATCAAATAAATCGTTATTAAGAGGTGTAATCCATTTCTTTATTCTGGCTGCTTTTTGCTCACAGTAAAACTTTTGTGTCTTATACCAAGCTAACCAGTCACGACTCGAACCTTTGTTGGAGTTACAAGCCACACAGGCTGGAACTAAATTCGTGCGTAAGCTTCCACCTCCATATGCTTTGGGTTTTACATGATCAATTGTTAAGTGAATTTTAACGCCTTTCCCATCTTCCTTGTCCCCGCAATAAGCACAGCAGCCCCATTCATCTTTAATTGATTGTCTGAAGCGTTTCATTGCTGCTCCTTTGGATATCTCTACTAGGCCGTAGCGATAGGTCTCCCAGCTGTCTGGTATCAAGAGCAATATTCAGTTGCTTAAACACTAAACAAATTTAAACCTCTACATACGAGTTTAATTTTTAAAACACCTACAATTAAAAGTATCACTCTCAATAATATGAAGGCTATAAAAATTGTTGCTATAGCTAGCATTGCTCTGAATCTTTCAATTATTGGAGGAACAATTGGAGCCTATTTCTATATAAGAACACCAGCAGCACAGGAGAAAATTAAGAAGGCTTTCTTGAAGAGCATGACACCTGATATACAAAAGCAAGTTGGTGAATCTATACCAGAATTACCTGAAGTCACTGGAGGGGTTATACCAATCCAGTTATAGGTGGAGATAAAAGAGATCAAGATTAGAGAGGTATTTGTCCCAGACATACCTCAGTGGGGATTGGATAGACCTGAAAGCATACCTGCCCTACCAGTCGTCACGCAGCAGATAATTACAGGTCAAATAGGTTTTCCCATCGTTGACGTTCCTGGCTGTGTGAAGGCTCGTGAGACGAGGAATAATGAAAGTCTTATTGTGGATGATGAGGTCGGAAATCTTATCGTCTGCGATCCGGGTAAACAACCTGTGTTCGAACCGATGGATTGGAATCCTAATAATTTAGAACCAGTAATAGAGAAACAAGAAAGAGTAATGCTGCCACCACCGATGGAGCAGCCTAAATCCGAAACAAAGAAAGAAGAGAATAAAAATTCACAAACTTCAGGAGTTGCTTCTAGCAAACCTGGCTTACCTACAGATGGCTTTACTGAACCTAACCCTTGCCCACGTCCAGACGATCCTCCGATAGGTAGCAAGGGTAAATTTGGAACAGCTCGTGTTGAATCCTATCGCTTAAACGCTAATGGTGAATGCATAACCAATTGGACTTCAGAGAAGCCGCAGGACATAGCTTTTACATATCTGCCCCCTCCTCCAGTCGCTCTTACCACAGCGGCAATAGCTGCCACAGCAGTAACCAGTTCTGTGTTGATTAAGCCCCTATCGGATGCCTTGCTCAAAATCGTCAAACCCCTTACTAAACGTCTGGTTAAACGTGTGCTTAGTCGTCTAGGGAAGAAGCCCAAGGTGCTTTCAGTTCGTGAACGCCGATTAGCGCAGAAGGCTCTGAAGAAGTAGATGCGTTTATTTGTTGGTCTGTATCTTTGCTGTTTAATTGCTTTTGTTTTAACTCTTCTATGGCTGGTGTTTTTGTGACGTTGATTTGATGTGAGTGATTAGGTACTGAATATGGACTTATTGCAACATGAATATCGTCGCAGATCAGCTTGTATTTAGAATGAGAGGCAAAGGAGATTCCCTCTTTCTTGAGAGTTCCACAGTGCTTGAGCCGTGAAATTTCGTAGTCTAAAATTCTTAAATTTAAATCTGCCTTTCTTAGAGCAATTTCTGTTCGTCCTGCTTCTCTACACAGTGATTGTAGCTCTCGATCTAAGGGCTTAGACCATTGGATAGTTAGGCCATAGGAAGCCCCGTGATTATCCCGTTGTTGTGTAAGAACATCTTTCTCAAACAATATTCCGCCAGGGTTAAGCAAATTACCTGAATCATCCGCCCTCATGTCATAAACAGGCTCTTTATAAGATTTTTCGTATGGTCGTTTAATATTATGATTCAATCCAACATATGGGGATATTGTCATAGTTTCTGCCTGACAAATCACACCATTTTTACCAAACGTCGAGTTTATAAAATTTCCAGTCAACACTTGATATGCATTCACAGTTGCTGACCCTGAACTGTTCGCGACAGGGTTGGAAGTAGCCGATACGCCACCTACGTCTGCTAATGCATTAACAGGTAATAAGAATATACTAAGAAGCCCAGAAGCTACTGACTGAACACGCTTGAACTGACTATTGTCGTTTCGATTTCGGTTTGCCTCGTTATGGATGTGCGATTCCGAAGTCCTGGTCCTTGGTATGAGCTTGTGTATGTAAAGGTTCCTCCTGGCTGGGTTAGAGACCAGTTTGGAGATGTATCTAAATCGAGTCCAGTCCATGTGGACGTACCACCTGAAGTCGTCGTATGTCTAATTGTAGTTGTATCAGTTGGATTAATGTGACCAGTGCTAGGCGAAATACCTGTCCCAGACACAGAATGAACAAATCCAGAATTATAGTCTTCTGACACGATCACCTCCGATATCACCTGACGCTGGGTGGTAGTACTATCTAATTTCCCTGAAGTATAATTTGGTGCTATAGGAACTCCATAACTGGGGTTGGACCAGCCAAATAAAATAAATAATAAACCAATAAAACGCTTCACCCTAGCGCACGGAAATTTCTTGTGTATACTGCATAATCGCAGTGGTACCAGCCCCTCCAGCCACTACCGCCGAGCTGCCACCATTAGCCGAAGTCAGAGTTCCAGCTAACGTCGATTTAGTTCCGCCAGCAAAAGTCGAGGTTATGCCGTAAGCAGGGATGGACTGTACCTGACCAGTGGTAGTCGATACTGTTGAACCTGCATTTAACGTAGCTATCGGGTCACCTTGCAAGTAGCTATTGCTGAACGTGAATGCATTTCCAGTTGTATGGATATCAAAATTACCCATTATTCCAGTCGGTGCAGCGGTTGCAGAGCCAGCTGTTAATCCTGCGAATGTATCATTATTACCCGATCCTACTTTAATATTTGAGCCACTTACCGATATCGTTGACGGCACACGGGTTGCAATTGACGAAGCTCCGTCCACCGTTAATTGAACAGAATTGCTTATACGATGATGAACTTCGGAATAAGCCGGTCCACATATCGACAACAACCCAATAAAAACAGCGAACCGCTTCATCATTAAATTCGTTAATTTACCTATATCGTAGAGAATTTTTAAATTCTAAAGATTATTTTTACCTCTATGACCGTGTGCAATTCCTAGTTCATGCATCTTTGCATGCTCATCAATCGCATCCCTTAATTCTTTCTTCCCAGATCCAATAGTGTAATACAGACCATACCCAACCAACCCCAGTAGTACTAAAGAAAGAAACAGAATAAAACCCTGGTCTGGAGTGAGATGAAAATGATCAATCATGGGTTGCTTTTCCCATGTACCTGGTAAGGAGTATACCGATGGTCTTGAAAGGAAAATCATAGATATGCCTTAGAAATGTTTGTAGCGAATCCAATCAGAGTAACTCCCGCTGCTAATACTGCTGCAGCTCCAACAACCCACTTCTCAACTACCTTTAACCTCTCTCTCAGGTCTGCTTGCTTCTCTTCTAGACGCTCTATCTTTAGCTGCATCACTGTAATCTTGACCTCTTGGGAAGCATCAAGATTTAATCCTGAATCAGACATTAACTATCTTTAGTTGTCTTCTCTGATTTTACGAGTTCTCCACCAACGATGTGTATAGGTGTCTGCACACGAATAACCTGTTCATTACTATTTTGCATGGCAAGTATTTTCATTAGCTTTTCTTCTGTTAAACCACCACCATTGCCATTATTCTTCTTTTGAGTAGCCGTAGCGATTCCCATTGCCGAAAGTAAACTTCCGAGCAAGCTGGCAGGGAAAGTCGGATCGATATTTCCTTGCTCTGGAATTGGAATAACAATCTGACCATTTGCCCTTCCTATCGTAATTTTCTCAGGCAATCGCACGTATGAAAGAGTTAACATGGTCAACGCCCACCCAAGGACTATGCACTTCAGAGTTGCAGCCAAAAGGTCATGCCATAGAGGCTCGTCTTCCTCTTCTTGTTTCTTCTTCTTAGCTTTAGCAGCTTCTGCCTTTTTCTTTTCCTCTTCAGATAATTTCTTCTTTTCTTCGACTTCGGCCATTTTCAGTTTGCAAGATACTTATATATTAAGAAAGTTGCATTATGCAAGATAAGGCATACACTAGATGAACTAAGCACAAGGTCGATGGTCGT